CAGACGTATCAATCACCTACCCCATGCATCTATATGTATTTAGTCACCCCTGTCAAATCGGTATACTGGTAATAAATTTCCTGATATAGATACCCTTTCCTTATCTGTATTGTAAAAAGGAAAGACTTGATGGTGTAAATATGATGGGAAAATTAACATTTGACCTTCAAGATCTCTATCCATAGGTAAAGGTGCATGTGTTAATCGACCATTTATATCAGTAAATGTAAATTGGAATTTTCCTGCACGTTTATCTTTTTCCTGCATTCCTTCTAAAAATGGTAATTTCTCTTGGTCTTTAGTATCATATGGTATTTTTAACCAAATAACAAAAGATAAAAATCCACTATGATTATGTATTGGATTAAACTCATGTTTATATTGATAATTGGCCCAGAAACCCTGAAGTGTTATTGATGCATCCACACATTTTAATATATTAAAATCTTTATCTACTGCTAATGGTGGATTTGGTATAGGATAATTGTATGTTTTAGAATAATATCCTGCTAACGCATAAAGAACTTCTTCTGTGAAAACACTATCTTTATCTACAATATTAAAACTATTGGATATATTCCCTGCTAATGTTTCTTTAACAGATTCATTTTTTTCTTTACCTTCTTTAACTATTTTCCAAAGATACTTAATCGTCTTAGACTCTAACTTATATCCTAACCAAGGTTTAACCCATTGTAGATTAGGTTTAGTTACATATTTTTCATCAAACATTACCCTAACCCCGAATTAAATCTCATGAACTCAATTGCATTCTTAATCTGATAAGTTCTATTTTGTATCACTTTAAGAATACTTTCTAAGTATACCAACATTGTATCATAATAGTCAATTTTTAAATTTGAATTGGAAAGTTTCTCATCTGCATCAAGATATTTGGTCATAGTATCCTTATCCCTTATCTTCTTTGGAAAAGGATTCTCTACATATACTTCTGGGTCTGCTTTCCCACTAAAGTACTCATACCGTTCATGACGGATGTTCTTTCTTTGTTGTTCTGCTTTCTTTCTTAATAAGAAGATTGTATTATAAAGTTCAAAGTATTTTGCATGAAGAGAGGGGACGTTTAATGATTCTTCGTGTAGATTATCTCTGTCTATCTTTGCATCTTTTTCCCACATCTCTTGAAGTTTATCAAGATTAATACTCATAAAAGGTTATTCTCCATATCAGTTAAATTATAAAGGGTGTATTTGAATGATACATTTGCTGAAAAATATTCAATGTCAGTATCTGTAGCATCAAAAGTAATTGTTGAAAGAGCATATGGAAACATATCCTCAAAAACTACTTGAAATTTAGGAACAAGATTGTTACTTAAAATTTGAAGAGTTCCATCTGAGGTAACATCATCAGTAGACTTACCCATAGGACCAAGTATATTTTGTTTTTTTAAATCTCTGTATTGTGATATTTCTTCAGGGAAACCTAATCCTCTCATCCAGTTTTGAATTTCCATATAATTTACAAGATCTTCATCAACCAAAAATCTTAGATTCAAATCCCCAAATTGCAATTTATCTCCAGGAAGAGGTATATTCTTTAGGTAACTTGGTTGCTCTGCGATTCCAAGATCAATAGATGGAATATTTGCTTCATTACAAAAGAAAGCAGTTGCAGGACTTCTCTTCAATGCAAATTTAAACCCAACTGGAGATAGAAAATTTCTATTCTCTATTGGAGTTCCTGGTCTTTCTGCTGGTGGTTTTCTTTTCGCCATTATAAGATACTTTTTAACTATTTATGAAAAGAATTGGAGATTCCATGATAATGATATTCTATCTTCTTCAGATTCATTAGGCATAACCATATGTTCTACATACGGTGGAAACATTACCAAATTCCCTTCTTTAGGTACTATATATCTCCACTTATTATTATCCCAATATCCAATATACTCAGAAGGTGTTCCTGTTATTCGAGGATCTTTAATAGCAAAATTACCACTATTAGGAGGAACTTTTACATAATATACACCACAAAGATCTGCACCATTGTGATTATGTATTTGATTCCAATTACCTTTACTATTAACATTGGCCCACATGGTTATATTAAAACCCTTAGTTTCTTTTTTAAATTGTAGTGACTTTGTTGATTCTAAAATTATTTTTTGAAACTGATTAAAAGGAGGTTCTGCTACATTAACATACTCACTTTGCCACCCACCTATATTAGAATATTCTCTTCCTTTATTATTTTTCTTTTCATTGTATATCCACTCTAACAAACTGTTATTATCTAAATCTTCAATTGTAGTGAACCAAAAGAGAGTAGGAAAAAGAACATCTACTTCTAATTGTTCCTTATTAAATTTCATATAGGAAAAGTCAACTTAAAAATAATTAAGTACTATTAATATTCTTTTACGGTCATCAGTACAAGTACTACTACAATGTGGAATAGCACCATTGTGTATTGCTATACGATTTTCTACACTCATTATCTTATTACCTTGTTCATATTTTCCCCTAACCTTACCATTTGGGTAATCTGCCAGAGGATCAAAATCTTTATCCCAATCATCATCACATATTAATGTAAAACCATTACAGGTATTCATATACAATAAAGCAGATTTGTGATCAAATTCAAAATCAATATGACTACCGTGTATAATTTGTTTACCTTGATTAGTATACATTATTGCTCTTGCTCTTATTATTGCTTTTATATCTAAGAACTCAAAGAGGGGTTTTAATTGATAATAAAATTGATTCTCTACATTATTGTTACTATAGAAAGTACTTATAAAATAAAACTGTTCATCATTAGGATCCTCATCTTCATGTGCTACTGTCTCTTGAAACACCCATTGAAAATCAGGACCACTATGTAAAATCTTTTGGTTTAAGTATTCAAAATAATTCTTGTCAAGGGCATTATCAATAATCTGTGCGTATTTCATTATACATTGTATCCAAACTTTACTTATACTATAGTATTATAGCATAAAAAAAGACCCCCTGCAAGAGGAGGTCTTTGAGAAATATAAGCATCTCGCTTACATGAGGTTCTTAACAGCAACACGTCTGTAGTAACGGTTTGAGTTAACGTTGAGTGCACCAAGACCTTTAGTAAGACCTTCAGCAAATGGGTTTGCAACCATGCCGTAACGAGTCTTAAATCCGATGCGAGGTTGGAATGAATCCTGACCCACACTACGAACCATCTGTAGAGGAACGTATGGGCAATAGAATAATCCAGCGTCATAAGGAGATGTTCCCTTATAACCAACAACGTAGTACTGATTACCAGGTGTTCCGTTAGCGGAAGTTAGGTTAGCAGCATATGGGTCAATGTAGACTTTGTACTTACCTTGTAGAGTACCAGCAAATGTGTTACCAGTATCATCAACATTAAGGTTAGCATTAAGTGCAGGAGTGTAGTCAAGTACACCAGCCATTGTTAGAGCAGATGCAACGTCTGCAGAGCAGAGGATCACATTACCCTTTCCACGACGAGTTCTTTGTGCAATAGCGTTTGCATCTCTCTCTATCTGGAATAGAAGTCCCTTGAACTTCTCAACTGACCATCTACCATTTGAGTCGATGTCTAAGTCGAAGATTCCGTTTGATGCAACGTTTTGTACAGCACCCTGTTCAGCAGTCTTGTAGATAGTTCTAATAACTTCTCTGTTGATTTCCGCAAGGATTTCAGTAGAAAGGATATTAGCAAGTTCTGCTTCAGCGTTTAAGCCGTGGATGGCTTTCAAGTCTTGAGCAAGCTCTAATGAGTACTCAGCTTTCAACGCACGAGATTTCGCAGTAACTGTTACTTTCTCGATGCTGAATGCCATCTGGTTGAAGGCATAATCGCCTTGACCATCAAGTCCTTCAGCTTCGTTGGTGGTCATACCCTGACCAACGTTGTACTGGGTTTGTGAACCAGCACCACCAACTGGGTTAAGAACAGCAGGGTTGTTACCACTTTGTAAAGTTGTACCTAAACCAGCGTTTCCATCTGTCCAACCAGCAGTGTTGTCGAATGCTGCATCTTCAGCAGAGAATCCAGAATCGGCTTCGTTGTAGAAGGCTTCGTTTCCAGTTTGATTCTCGTAGCGAGAACGCATTGCGAAGATTAGTCCAGTAGGACCACTCATTGGCTGAACACCAGCAAGGTCATAAGCGACCAAATTTGGCATTGCACGTCTAATCAATGAGATTAGAACGGGGTCGAAGTTTGCAACCGCAGAACCTGTTGAGTTCGTTGGTGTTTCTTCTGTTAAGAATGAACCAGACTCTGAAAATGCAGTC